GTCGCAGTTCGGGTGCATTGACTACTTAATAGCCGAGGCGATCCATGATCATTATGACCCGATCAGTATAGATTCGGATCGCTTCTGGAATAGCTTCGGTCCCTGCTTGCTTCCATTTCCGCATATGAATAGCTAATAGGGAAATGAGTTCTGGTTCTGAATATGAACTCAAAGAACGTTCAAACCATTGGGTGCGCAACTCGGCAGCATATTGCACATCGTCACGCAGCGCAGCTTCATGAATCTCTATTTCTAGATGGAATAGTTCCACTTGTAGATCTTCGTCGAGCATGAGAAAAGCCTCCGATCTGCTCAGGAACAGATTACGGAGGCTTTGCTCAGGAAGCAAGTTCAGTTATTCAGTCAAGTATTTCCCTGCACTTCGCTTTCTCACTTGGGCTGCACGGTTCATTGAATGCGTGATCGTGAGCGATGATTTTCCAATCAGGATGATACTTCTTGTCATCCTTGGCGTCGTTCAAACACCGCACCCACGTATCACCAGCCCGAGTGAAATAATGAATCATCGCCTGGACCGCTGGATTCCGTTTCGAAATGAAGCTGTCATTCTCGGTCCCACGGTAATGATAAGCCACGAAAGTCTTGTCTGATGGCTTTGCTTTACTCGGCTTGACTTTCGGGTTCGGTGATTTCGTGCTGCCACTTTTCGCCGCCGCGAAGCGTTCAAGTAACTCAGACAAGTCTCCTTCAAAGGTTAACTCACCTTTCTCGTTTTTCTCTATTGTCGGCTTAGCCGATTCTACTACAGGCGGGGTTTCTGGTTCGTCGGGTAATCCAAAGTCCAGTTTGAAATCCATCGCCTTGTCGCTCCTTTCCAAAGACGGATCATACATACTGGCTCACCGTGTTGTAAGCCAGGTTCACGTTTGAAGCCGAAATGCTTATAGAACTTGACCAGACCGTCTACATCTAGCGGACTGTCAGGATCAGGAACTACATATAGCACCAAGTTGCTTTGCACTCTGTCGGCAGCCTTACAAACTTCACGCATGAGTCGAGTCGCACCACCCATTTGACGCGATTCTTCTGGACAATAAACTCGCCGGATTGTGATTGCACTCCCGCCGTACTGACACTGAACTTCGGCACCTGTAGTAACATCGTAAAAATCGAGCGGGCTAACTCTCATCGTCCAGCGCCTTATGGAGAGAAACGAGTTGTTCCTTCTCCAACTTGATTCGATTCTCAGCGTTGTAAATCAACGCCCGAACATATCGTTCGGAGTCGGAGTAGTTGTTGTCCAGATCATCTGCTTGTCGTTCGGTCAGGACAATCTCCTTGTAATCATCGCAGGCGATGAACGTTCCGTCCCGAGTGATGATGTATCTTCGAATGACTGACAGTTCCATAGCTTTCTTCTCTTCTCGTTCTCTGATGTTGTCGAATGCTTCTGACCAAATGACTCGCTCACTTGGATTCATCGCACCGGACTTTCTGTCTCACGGAAATCTCGCATCCACTCTTCTTGCTCAGCGAGCTTTGAAAAGAGTAGATCGAGCTTTCGATTGTGCATTTCTAGGACGTTCCTGACTTGTGAAGCAATCTCTTGGAAAAGTTCAACAGTCACAACGAACTGCTTCATAAGACTAGCAAGATCATTAATGCTTGCCGGCCATGCTGGCTCTTCTACTACAGGAAGCTCAGGGAGATTTCTCAAGTGCTCAGTGATCTGATGAGACTTCACGCCGTAGTTATAGATGGAAAGACACTCATCATCCGGCAGCGTAACGATATCGTTAACAAGCGGAGAACCTACTGTGTCACGGAAATGTCTGGCAACAATAAGCTGCCATTTGCTGACTTGGTTGCCGTAGAAACCTAGTTGAGTAAGATACTCGTACAATTCTAGATCGTCTATCGGTGTTGCTCGGTTGATGCTCATGACGGATTCTCCGTTTCGTGTTGTGTTGGTTTGAAATCGCGGTCGCATTTCAGTCATCGAGCACCGTCACAAAGTAGATTAAGGCAGCAGCGGCGATGATAGTTATCATCATGACTAAAACAGTGGGCATCAGGCTGAACCTTTCCTAAGTTCCCAAAGATAGAAGTCGAGCGTGTCATAAAATTGCCCACGCTTAACAGAACAAAGGAACGGCCAAAGACAGCCTGCTATAAACTGAACCCGCTCGAATGATGTGGCCCAGTATTTAAAGTATGGCGAATGATTCGAATTACGTTTCGGTGGATAAGGCCCGCCGATCTTTCCAATACCTCCGACTGCGTTCTTAAATCTAATGAGAGTTTCTGGGCTGTTTGCCTGGCCGATATTTATTTCGATCTTCGCTGAATCATCTCGTTCTCTTGCGGAAACACAACCTTCACCATCGAAGAAACCTGCTGCCCAAGCTAGTTCCTCTTTTTTGAGAGGAACTAATAACGTAGAGTGAATGAAAGTCCGTGGCATCAGATCATTCCCTTCAGATACGATTTCCAGTCGGATGCGGATCGCAGCTTCTCCGATTCCATGATGCCGCCGATCATCGCATCCTTCTCTTCGCACAAAGCCTTGATGAAGTTATCGACAGAATCTTCGGCATGAATGATGTGGACAGTCACAACATCCGTTTGACCGAATCGAACCAATCTGTCCTCAGCCTGACGATTCGTCTCGTTATTCCACCAACGATCCAGGAAGATCACGTTGCTAGCGCCACCGGGCCAACGCTCAGGATTCTTCTGGAGATTCATGCCTTCGGAACCAGTACGCATGTTAATACCGAGAACCTGGAATTTCTTCTGCTGGAAGTCAGCTTCGATTTCCCGAGTCATGTGGCTGTTCTCGCCAGTGATTAGCTGGCAGGAAATGTCGAGCTTGGCAAGTCTGCGCTGGAGTTCAAGCAGCGGCTCATTAAACTGCGAGCCAAAGAACAACACTTGCTCACCAGCACTCGTCAACTCTTCGATCAAGTCAACGGCTTCATCAAGCTTGGCAGAATCTTCGACGTCGATACGAAGAGTTTCCTGAACAATGCCAGCCTCAGTCTTGACTTCAATCTTAACACCGGCAGGGTACTGAGCGATTTGGCGCAGCCGAGTAAGCTGAGCAATGATCACGTTCGCAGTCAGTGCGTGCTCATGCTCAGCGTCAAGCCAAGTAAAGAAACGGTCACGAATCTCGTTGTAGACTCGGCGCTGATCGCCATTCATTTCAACGAATCGGTACTCAGTCAGCTTGTCAATGTCGAGCGCCTTAAGTTGTCCGGAGATTTCCTTCTTCGTTCGACGGAACATCTGATCCTTAAGGACAGTGATGAGCTTCGTGAAATCAATCGTGGGAATAATGTTGCCGTCCTTGTCGTGAAGAACTTCACCGTATGCCCACAAGAACTCACGCTCAAATCGCTTGACCGTCGGAAACTTCTCGGCGTTGAAGATGTGCAAGTAGCTCCACATTTCACGCGGATGATTCAACATCGGCGAACCAGACAACATGATGACGAATCGAGCCTTGGCGCAAACGTCCTTGATGTACTTCCAAATCGCTGTCGGTCCGTTAGGATTCGCACCGCCCTTCAACTTATGAACCTCGTCGATGTAGACGAAATCCCAAGTTGTGTTCTGAATGAGCTTCGTGGAAGTAACTGCCTCGTAGTTAGCGACGAGCATTTGCCCGGACGACAATGCAATCTCTACAGCCATCTCACGAACGTCCTTATCGCCGTGGCAATAGATTGGCTTCTCGCTTGGCACCCACTCACGAATCTCATGAATGTTTGACTTGACCAACGACTTCTTGGTCAGCCAAAGTCGAGTCGGCTTAATACCGTGCTCCTTTTCAAACAGCGCCGTAAGGATCTGATTGGCCGCTGCTGTTTCAAGAGTCTTGCCTGTGCCCATTTCGTTCGCATTCAGCACGCCCGACTTACCGTTCATGTAAGCGTTAACCACGAACGTAATATCTTCCTTCTGAAACTCAGCGGACTTCATCCACCACAACGAATCGCTAGCCAAGTTCTTAATCGCAGACTCAGCGGCCTTCATTCGCTCGGCCATCGCCTGAGCTTCGATGATGCTGGCGTATCGCTTGTCGAATCCAGCCAGCTTGTCTTGCAAATCACGAAGTGCACGATTCAGTTCAGACAAAAGTCTGACGTCCTCACGACGAGCCTCGTCGATTTCACGCAAACGATTCGCATGACTTTCACGCAGTTGACTCAGCAAATCTTGGTACTGACGATTCTCCTCGTCGGCCACGGCTTGATGAGCGTTGACTCGCTTAGTCGCTTCCGTGCGAAGATCAGTCACTTCCTTAATCTTCGCTTCGAGTTCCTTCATATCGGCCTTCAACCGATCGAACTCGGTCAGCGGCTTAACTTCGAAGTTCATATTGTAAACGTTGTCGTCAGACACTTCCTTGTCGCTCCTATCTAGGTGAATAACTTGCGGGTACAGCCAGACCAGTATGCTCTCGGTCCAAGTTGTTGTCAAGCATTTTCTTGATAACCCCAGCGATCGAAAACAATACGGCGTATAGCTTCTAGCATGGCCTTATCGTTCTCATTAGTTTCAACACCGTAATGATGGAAGCTACGTTCATTCGGTGTAAGTCGAACAAGTGTGTTCAATATTCTGTTCAATCTTGCGTACTGATTCGTTTGCTTAATCGCACGTTTGATTACGTCCAAGTCCCAAGTTTGTTTGTAGCGCATTGCTGTGTTGTCGTCCATCGCTGTAGTAATGATCATCGTCAATATGAAGTGAGACTCTGCGTTACAACGATTGAGTAAACGTAGCTCGAAGCTTTCAGGGTCTTCGTTATATAGTTCGCGGAGACTTCTCAACCCGTTTCCAAAGTTCACGTTAAAGCCTGGCTCCGGATTTACTACAAGCTGGGATTCCTGTAGCAAGGCAACATCAGCGGACTCCTTAAGTTGGTACGTCCAAGGCTTGCGAGTCTTATCAATGACCAACAGGTTTTGTGTTTCCATATTTTTGAGTAACCTGTGTAGAGTTCCAGTCGAGAGGTTACATTCTTTCGACATTTCCTCACGTGTCAACGGAGCTAGTTTTAATAGCTCGACTAGTTGTTTCTTGCTCATGGACGTACTATGGAGGGTGCTGGAATAGTTGTCAAGGAGATTTCTATTAGGTGTAAGGGCTGAACGTTCCACGCTACGGCTCGCTTAGGACCCGAGCGGCGAGGCGAGCGGTAAAATGGAATGAGTGGAATCGAGGCTCTGACCAGGACAAATGGAATGGAATGAAGTCCATTCCACCGCGGACTGGAGCGGCTGATTCCATGCTGTGGCTATAGGCCACAGTGGATTCAGCAGTCCGATTCCATTCCATTCAGTACTTAAATCCATGCGCGAGCTTACTAATTAAAAGTGCATTTAAGCTAGCACTACTTCTGTAGTAGAGCATGAGTCAGGCAGCAAGGATTGTTAGTCATGATTGACTAGACACAAGACAATCTCTTCTAGAGAAATGTTAATGATTGATCAGTCACTAACTGTGTAGAGAATTGTTATCGCGTACAGTTCTATACGGACCCACCCGATTTGATTTGATTTGACGCCGGAATCCCAAGTGCGACCGCCACGCGCGCGTTTTTTGCGTGGCATCGCGTTTCGGCTGATTCGACCGGGCGGATTGGGCGCGCCGACTCGAATTGAATCAGCGCGCCCAAATCCATTACATCTTATTCTGGAAGTTCTCGCACCAGGTTAGATGCAATTGCCGACGCAACTCGATCACGTCTTTACCGGCATTGTACTTACCGGCAAGCTCGTATTCCCGAGAAAGCTTGTCAAGTGCCCGCATCACTTGAGCAGTAGCAGCCAGGCAATCCGACCCGCTATATGTAGTAATGCTACGCATTGTCATCCGCCTTAACAGTGAACGGCTTGGCGTTAACCATGACCGGATAGAAGCGCCGATCATTAGCCGCCAGCATTGACGGCTCGTAATAGAAACTATCCTGACACTCAACAAGGATCAGGTTGGACAGTCGGCTTGGCCGACTCTTGCGAATGGCGCCCATTGTTTGGGTCATCCTTTCTTTGTTGGTTGATCAAATGATCAGGGAGAGTGGGCCGGTAGCTTTCGCTACCGGCCCAGGGTTATCAACCCTCAGACTCTACCATCGTGGCCACAACCTTGTGACCATTGATCGTAGCTTCCAAAGATTGGCCAGGCTTTAGCTGGCTGACTCCCTGCTTATCGAACGGCTCCCACAGATCTCCGATCTTGGCGCCAACTCTTGAAGCGCCGGTAAAGATTTCTCGGAGGATCGTAGCCGGATCCGTACCGATGGGGAACGATTCCCCATCGACGCTCCACAGTAGAGAGTAGAGCTTTACGTACCGGCCCTGAGTAGGGACTGATCCGTTCGAAGCACTCTCCCGAATCCTCGGAAGGTCAAGCTTGCCATCCTTGACCTTGACGTTAGCAGAAAGCTTTCCGGCTTTCTGCTCGTCGGCCAAAGCTGGGGCCATGTTCCAAAGCTGACCAGCAAATCCGATGAGCACCTTCGCATCCGAACGCTTGATAGCTTCCGAATCCGAACGCTTATCGGCGGGCAGATCCCGCTCCGAACGACGGCGAGCGTACCTAACCTCTTCAGTCACAAACTGACTAAAGATCTTAGATCCATTGCCGAGATGGAAAGCCCGAGAAGGTTTCTCGTCGATCCAAGCAGCAACGTCCGAGATGATCGAATGCAGCTTGTCGGCTGCTTCTTTCTCGGCCACCTTATCTTTCTCGGCAGCCGTGTCATAAGGTGACTTGACCGACGAGTCAGACTTTCCGGCATCCTTGATTTGCGTTTCAAGTTCTGCTAGCAGGTCGCACGCTTTCGACAGCGTGTCTCCGATATCCAGCAGACTGACCTCCCGACCGTATTTGATCAGGATTTCAACGCCTTGCAAACTAGCCATGTTGGCTATCCCCTTTCTAGGGATTGTAGGAAAGTGTTTGCTTGTTTGTCGGATCCGCCTTTCGCCCTACCGCTTTCGCTTATGCACGTCGCTACGGATCGTGTTCGCAAACGCTCCCGATGCTCGGCTTTCGCCCGCCTAGATACTTGCGACTCACCCCCGGTAAAGACTCGGCGCCGGGGCACTTATGGGGCCGAATCAAACTTGCAAGAGAAACACTACTCGTTCACAATCGCACAACCTAGCAGAAACGTAGGTCATTTGGCCCATCTTTCAGATTAACTCCGTTAACGTAACGACGTTAATGTATAAACGGCCGTGAGTCATGCACGATGATGAATGAGTATGCATGTTAGTTGCATATGCAATCACTAGTTGCAAACGCAACTACTCGCGTCACGATATGTTGCACTTGCAATCAATCGGTCGATCGACCGAAGTCACTCGGACCCAAGTAACTCGAATCCAAGAAATTGAAGTCAGTCAATTGTCAAGAGCCTTGACCATTGCACTGTGCAACTGTTGCTGTGTGCAACTAATTCGCGCCGTCTGGTAGGACTTAAATGGGACCGCTGAGGAACGAAGTGGCTAGCTATTGTCAGGTTGAGACAGTAGAGAGTCTAGACCAAGATTCAATCCACCCTCTTCAACCCCCAACACAAAACGCTCACCCTGTAAAACAATACCCCCACCCTCAGTTTTCCCATCAACAATCTCTTTCGTGTGGCGAATTTCCAACAGACGCCCTAAACTTTTAGCGTCGTGTAAACCACCATACCAGATTCCCTCTTTAAATCTAAGAGACTCAACATTGATGGGATGCAAGTGTCCGAAAGCTTTCGTCCAATGCAGATCACTGGCACCGATTGAGTTAAAGGTTTCGTGGCAAATTGTGCAATGTTGCCGTCCGTGTCCGGTCCAGCAAGCACAACAAACTCTACAGTGAAACCATTTGGTTGAATTCCAACCATCACGCTCAATAGCTTGACAAACTTCACAGGTGTAAAGAACCTTAACCATCACACCTCGAATGCAACGGTAATAAAATCGTGAATGTCTCTGACCACAATTTTCTCAGACGCTTCGTTCTCAAAAGCATCACGAACAACAAATGATCTATCAGTCATTGCCAGCACAATTGCTGGACCGAACCACATTCTCCACTGGTAATCAACAGCGGCTCCCGACGTCTGAGAATAGTTTGAAGAGTAATCTCTGTCCTCAATTTTGCTCCAGAGAATTGCTTTGCCAATCCACTCCGTGAGAATGTAGTTCTCATTCTGCTCATTCGTCACTGCACGTTCCCGACGACGTTTGGCAGCAGCCCTGTCGTATTGTCCTGTAGGCACTTGACTAACCCTCCTTAGGGTAATAGGGTGTGTGTAGACCAAGGGTACCACCAGCGGGAATAGGTGTCAAGGAATTGCCTACTAACCCATATCGACAAGCCAGAGAGCTAATGAAGATGCTACAGGTAGATGTAGCGAGGGAATGTAATTGCTCGCCCTCGGCTGTGCTATACAACGAACAGGGTTTGTATATAAGCCCCTTACCTGTAGTAAGCGAATTCTTCGGCAGACATTTCAACGAGAGTTCGTTGCGTGATATGTATTACAGGTTTCAAAAGCATATGCGTGAGGAAAATCGGCGCATGTGGTTACTGCCTGAACCAAATCTCTTTCGTGAACCTCTGAAGGCTACATTCCATTACAACGGGATCAAACCCACTAGGTTCTGCAAGCTATTCTGTTGCCAGCCAATGTTGATTCGAAACCCCCGTCGGCTAGCTGGTCACTTAGAGAAGATCATTCTAGCGGCGGGTTTCACTCCGGTACAACTTCAAGAACTGCGAGATAGGGTTGCCGAATACCACGACGCAAACCAGCACAACACACCAGCAGCGTGAGAATAAAATCCTGGCGTATATAGAGCAGGTCTATTACGACACAGGGGAATTTGTCAGCGAGCAAGCAATTAGTGATCGCCTGGGCATTTCGATCAAAGCTGTGCAGGCTATTTGTCGTAACCCTGTGTTTAAGGACAGGATCTATAAGCGCGGACTCGTCCCTCCTGATGATACTGAGTTGCTGACTCAGGCACAAATTATGTGCATCAATGTTCTGCTCAACAGTTGGGACAAGCGCAGCTTGCGAGAGAGACTGAAAGTAATTGATGTGAGCTACGCACAGTACCAAGCGTGGCGAAGAGATCCTGTCTTTAGTGCGTACTATCATAAGCGCGCCGAGCAAATGTTCGGGGACGTAGTGCCGACGGCTAAAAACAAGTTGGTTGAACTGGTGGAGGATAAGAACCTGCCGGCAATTGAGCTAGTGCTTGAAATGACCGGCACACATAACCGACGCCAGAACAATGATCTTGACGTGGTAGCTCTATTGCAGACGGTGCTTGAGATTCTAACTCGTTACGTAGCGGCAGATGTTCTCGCACAAGTTGCGGCTGAGCTTGAAGTCCTGGCTCCTAGGATATTAAATAATCGCAAGCCAGTGCCCCTTCCTGTAGTAGAAACCAGTGCAACGCCGGAACCAGAACCTGAGAAAGCTATAGACAATGGCTTTGTGTTTGATTTCGAATACCATTAAAGATCTGGGTGGATTCGGTATTCCGAACGTCTACGTGACGATTGACTTGGTTCCTCCTGGTGCTTTTAGGCTTAGTGATCACACAGAAGTAGCTAGCCGTTACAACGTTGTCACAGATAACAATGGTTACTGGCAGCAGAACGTAGAGCAGAATGCGAACATTAATCCGGCTGGCAGTTACTACAAGGTGACTGAATTGCTTCCAGCTAGTGCTGGCGGTAACCGTTACTGGATAATTGCTACTGGTTCTGCGGGTGCAGGGGCGGTCTACGATCTTATCACAACGCCGCCGGTAAGTCCTGGTGCGATGGTTGATTATCTGACTAAAGCCGAGGGCGATTCTTATTACGCGCCCATTTCAGCCGTCAACCAGATTCCTCCTAGCGTTACCTTCGTAGCTCCACTCATGAACGCGTTCATTATTCCGTAGGAGTTTAGATGGCAATTGGTGATTACACTGACGTTAGGATGATCGGTCCTGTCTCTGTACCAGTTTCTGTTGCAAACGCTGGACCGCCAGCTAACTTCATTTGGATTATCAAACAGATCTTGATTGTCAACACGAACCCTTCCGGTACGGTTGGTGTTCAGTGCGCAATCGAAACTTCTCCGGCTAACAATGCTAATGCTCGGGTGGTGGACATTAATATTCAGCCGAGAGATGTGGAAATGATTAACACGCATCTGGTTTTATCAGGTGCTACAGGTGATAAGTTCGTCTACGTTTCAACAGCAGGAACACAAGCGACCATTACAGTTTGCGGACTAGCGAGGCAGATATCATGAGCGAAGAGAATGCTGACGACTCTGCAATCCAAGACTTCTGGGAATTCGATACAAATAACATTCAACAGAAGCAACTCCATCCACTTGATATGATCCACACTCCGGATCATGCTCCTATCCATATTGTTGATTATTATCCTCATGGTGGGAGAATTGAAAGGACAATGCTGACGTGACTTACATTTGGCTAGACGATCTAGACCAATGTTTGCAAGCCGCCAGTCTCCCATACACAGAAGTGAATGAGAGTCCATATGATGTTACTGGTGCTAATTATTGGAAGTCACGTGGGCGTCCCCAAAGCACTGGTCAATTTGCTCCTGTGGGTGTTCTTTGTCACCATACTGCTGATAATTATGCCAGTGTTTCTTCGAACCTAGCTGTAATCCTACAGGGAAATAGTGAAGCGCCTGGCCCAATTTGTCATCTGTATGTGAGCCGTGAACCGAAGATCTATTTGATCGCTGCTGGCAGATGTAATCATGCTGGCAAAGGAACATTCCCTGGCGGCAACTGTCAGGATATGAATGCGCAACTAATCGGTATCGAGGCATCTAACAACGGGGTGGGTGAACGTTGGGGTGATTCGATGATTGATTTGTATGCTCGGTTAGTTGCCGCACTGATTGATTGGTACGGTTGGCGAGTAAGTGATGATGTGTGGATGCATCATATAACTGGACCGCCGTGTGGCAACGGAAAGATCGACCCGGCAGGACCGTACAAACTTCAGCCGAATCTGCCCGGTGGTTCTGCCGGGTCGTGGGATTTAAATACGTGGCGGAATTACGTAGCGACGTTTGCTGGTACTTCACCAGCGCCAGATCCAAATCCAGGAGAAGAAATGACTCTCTGTTTGATTCACGCTCCCGGCATGAGCAATCCTAACTCAGCGGAGTATTGGGCAGTATTCGCTGGTGATATGGATGCGCAGGGAGTAGTTAATTCTGTCAGGCATCTAGGTCCCCGCCTAAACTCCGTCATCGGTTTCGAATCCGACAATAAAACTCCGCGGCTCAAGGGAACCAAAATCCTTGAGCGCAGCAAAGCTAGCATGACTGATTTCACTCTTGACGGCCCAGTCCCTACAGGAGATAAAACTAGTTGGGCCGATAATAATTTCTACCGTGGAGATTAGTGATATACTGATCTTCGCCGTTCTCTTGATAGCAATGAGATACGGCCTTCCCTTTCTATTCCATTGGTTCTGGTTGATCGCCGCACCTAGGAAAGTTCCATGAGACACAACAAAGCTCAGTACCACGGTACTTCTCCTGTAGTATGTACCACTACCACGCATCCGCCGAATCCTGCTTACGGGCAGAAAATCATCGAGACGGATACTGGCAACGTACTTATCTACTACGGAGCTACTACTCAGTGGACTCCTGAGTGGAACCAAGCGTGGGGTCAAGTAGCTAGAACTGAAATAACTGCTGATGTTACATTCACTTCAGCCGGTGCTGACTTTGCGTCTGCTTCTTGGCAAGCATATAAGAATCGCAGATATAAAGCAACGGCGTGGTTTCCAAGATGGGCCACGGTTGCAGCGAACTCTAAATTCGATTACGTTGATGGTTCTAATGCAATCATTGCTGGAAATGCTGGCATAAATACTTTGCCAGTAACTGGGGAGCCTTCTCGGATATATTTGTTCTGCGAAGATTTCTCCGGAGCTAACGGAACAGTTATTCGCAAATGTCGAGTTACATCAGCTACTGCATCGGCCAATACTATTGGGTGTACTGGTTCTAAAGGTTATTGGCTGATTGAAGATATTGGATCTTTCGGGCCACCAGCGTAATGACGCGTAGAAATAAACCGCGCTCAGCGGTTGACGCATTTACGATGTTTACAGCAGGACTCCGTAATGCTGCTGTTCGTCCTACCATTTATGGTTACGAACCTATGGAAAAGCAGGAGGTCTTTCACAGGTCCGATGCCAAAGGAAAACAGTACCTTGGTGGTAACCGATCTGGCAAGACGGTTGGAGGAGCTACCGAATCAATATGGTGGCTCATGGGGATTCATCCATTCAGGGATACCCCTAACCCTCCAATTCGTGGAAGATGCGTTAGCGTTGACTTCTTGGACGGCGTGGAGAAAATCGTTAGACCTGAAATTGCCAGATGGGCGCCAACGTCGGCATTACTGGGTGGTAATTGGGACGACGCTTACGATAAAGAACTCCGAACTCTTTATTTTGCGAACGGTTCATTCTTGGAGTTTATGTCCTACGATCAACAACTATCTAAGTTTGCTGGCACAAGTCGCCATTTCATCTGGTTTGATGAGGAACCTCCTAAATCAATCTTCAACGAATGTCGCGCTCGACTCGTTGATACGGGAGGTTCCTGGTGGATGACAATGACTCCCGTCGATGGAATGACGTGGACATACGATGAGGTCTACGTAAGAGCATCCACTGACCCCAATTATTTGGTCGTCCAGACAGAAATGACGGACAATAAATATCTCGGGCAGGGCGAGATAGAGATGTTCGTTTCTACGCTAGATCCTGATGAGCGCGAAGCTCGCCTGAAGGGAAAGTATATTCCTATGGGCGGACTTATTTATAAGATGTTCAGCGCAGAGAAACATATCATTCCTACTGTAGTAGGTTCGGCTTTCTGGCCAGGCGTGAAGAAGGATTGGTTCCATTTCATCTGTATGGATCACGGGTTTAATAACCCTACCGCATGGCTCTTCTGCGCTGCTGACAAAGATGGACGTGTGATCGTCTACGATGAGTTGTACGATCATAAGATCGTTGTCGAGAAATGGGCACAGATCTTGAAGCGCAGGGTCATGGATCTTCAGATCGAAGCCGAATACATTGTAGGTGATCCAAGCATCAGAAACACAGACCCAATTATTGGGCATTCCATTCAAAGCGAATATGCTCAACATGGTGTGCCAATTGCCCTTGGAAATAATGACGTGGATGCCGGAATCAACTTAGTCGTCCAGATGCTTCTTAACGGAAGATTGTTTATCACACGGAACTGTGTTAACCTAATCCGTGAGTTTCATAAGTATCGTTGGCAGGTCTGGGCAAGTACGAAAGCTAAAGATGACCGTAACGTTAAAGAGACTCCACATAAGAAGGACGACCATGCATTGGACGCGCTTCGATATGGAGTTGCTTCTAGACCGCTACTTGAAGATAAAGTAGCACCAGAGCAAGGATGGCGCCCACCGGCGGCAACCAAACCAGACCTAGTTGATCCATACTGGGTCTACGCCAAACAAGGAGAGAAGGAATTTAGCGACGCTAATTTCTCTCTCGGAAACGAGTTCTAATGGCACAGCAGGTGCAGATTGTTCAGGCCGATCAGGAATTTCCTGATGACCCCGACAAAGCAAAGTCTCTCGGATGGTTTGACGTTGATGAGGGTTCTGAATCAACGATTTCGTTGTCGGACTTTTACGGTGGTACTACGAAGATTCTCGGTCCGAATACAACGATGGTGATTCTTCGCACGACTGGACTCACGCCAGGGGAGGCTCCTGAGGAACCTACCCCCGCTGCTGACCCCAACTCCGACCCCGGTTCGCAGGACGCAGCGAGTGCTACAAAGGCTGCGGATTCATCGACTGCGGAGAAAACTACAACGAAGAAGTAACAAATGCCTATGTCCATTCTAGAACAGCCCGTAAGTCCTCCCGGATGCTGTTTCATTTGCGGAGCCACTAGTAAGAAGTGGTTTTTCGACTTGGACAAGCAAGCAGAGTGGTGGGGAAACATCTACTTCTGCTGCGAGTGTTTCGACGAAATTTCCAGAACAGCCGGGTTTGGAAACGTCCAGGTTTATATGGACCGTAATAAAGAACTCGAAAGTATGGTACTCGAACTCGCAGGGAAAGTAGGCGTATATGAATCCTCTCTACTCGCTATTCAGTCTGTTAGCGTTGTGCCTAATTCTTTTGACTATGATCGGATGGCTAACGTTCATCTTGATTCGGCTGGGACAGTCACAATCGGCACGACTGTCGAGAGAAAATCAAGAACTAAGAAACAGACTGATGACTCACAGTTGGATGGAGTTCGGGAACCTTCAGCAGATACAGAGTCCGACAGTTTCGAACTCAAACTCTGACGCAGAAGTCAGAGGGATGAGCGACGAGGAAGAGTTGCGGCGTGTTGGTTTATTCCAACAAGCACAACAAGGAGTTGGAGAGGTCTTAATAGATGAGCACGGTTCAGACGAGTCCATCGAGCAATGGTTCCTCCGACCTTAGCCTTGAAGCTCTAAAGGACGCTGCGAAAGGTAGAGAGAAAGAACAGAACATTCTGTCTTGGACCGATAACGCAATTAAGCGTTGTCGGTCCATCAGAGTTCCGTTCGAACGTCAGTGGTATTTAAACCTGGCGTTTTATTACGGGCGGCAGTACGTTCAATGGACTACGCCGTCTACTGCTACTAATACAACCAAGCTGTATGAACCTATCGCTCCATCTTGGCGTGTTAGATTGATCGCGAATAAAATTCGGCCCATCATTCGTCGGCAAGTTTCTAAGCTGACTCAGGAAGAACCACAGGCGTATGTCAAACCGCAAGGTACTACTGACGAAGCAATTGCTGCGGCCGAGGCTGCCGACGATATTGCCGAATTTGAAATGGACGAACTCAACTATAATCGAATCCTCCGGCAAGCTGTATTCTGGAGTAGTATCACTGGAACTTCGTTTATTAAAGACTGGTGGGACAATGATGGTGACGATCCATCTGGGCAACAGGGGACGATCTGCATAGAACCTGTTAACTCCTTCCATGTGTTTATTCCAGAGATTCAGATTCAAGATGTAGAGGGTCAACCATTTCTGATTCACGCTATGGCGAAAACTACGGACTGGGTGCAAGAGAACTACAACGTAGATGTGCTCGCCGATTCTACATCTGACGGAATGATGCTTGAACAGAGGTTCTTGAATGCGTTAGGTACTAGCGAACCTACTCGCGGTCAGTTTGTAACAGTAGCGGAAGTGTGGGTTAAGCCCTGTAGTAAATTCGATAAAGGCGCGTATATCGTAGCCACACCTGACAAGTTGCTTAACGAGGTCGAGGGTTGGCCATACGATCATGAGGAGTATCCGTTCTCGAAGATTGAATCTGTACCCACCGGACAATTCTGGGCAGATTCTGTAATAACTGATCTAATACCGCTTCAGCGGGAGTACAACCGTACTCGCTCTCAAATCGTTGAAGCCAAGAATCGAATGTCGAAGCCTCAGCTTCTTGCGCCCAAAGGTTCTGTAGATCCCAGTAAAATGACTTCAGAACCCGGTCTAGTGATTCTTTATACACCAGGGTTTAATCCTCCTACTCCGTTGACAATTCAATCACTCCCAGGATATGTCACCGAACTCCCTCAAGCAATCCAGCAAGATATGGATGACATTTCGTCCCAGTACGAAGTGGCTAAGGGAAGAACGCCTCCTGGCGTTACGGCTGCGAGCGCAATTGCGTACCTTCAAGAAGAGAACGACACAATGCTCAGTTGGGCAACCACAAGCATTGAAGAAGCGACAGAGAAGGTAGGGCAGCATATTCTTTCATACGTCAATCAATATTGGGACGTACCCCGAACGATTCGTGTATTGGGGAAGAATGATGCTTACCAAATCACTCAATTCGACAAGGATTCCATCGACGGAAACACAAGCTATCGTGTCGAAAGTGGATCTGCTGCTCCAAGAAGTCGAGCAGCTAAACAAGCTTTCATCGTCGAACTTGGACAGCGTGGATGGATTACCCCCGATAAAGTCCTGAAGTATTTGCGTTTGGTAGAGACAGGCCGTCTGTATGAAGAGGGCCAAATAGATA